ATCTTGAAAATCGAAATAGTTCCCAATCCTCCTGTCTCCGTAAAAAATCTGGGGGTACTGCCCAAACTCCCCACCACACTTGCGTTTCAACTCCTCCTTATCTATCATGACCTTTTCAAAATTCAAAGCCTCGGACTCACATAATGTGACCGCGTGATCGCAATACTCACACCCTTTTTTCGAAAAAATAAAAAATTTCATCTCTCCTGACACTCCGTAAAACACGTAAATATTTTTTGACTGGAAATTTTAAGACAAATGATTTTGAAGGATGAAATTTCTCCAGGTGACGTGGTGAAAATTCTCGCGGTCGAGGACGGTGTGGAGGAAACCTTCCTCGGGGTGGTCGGTATGAACACGGGCACCGTCCTTGGCGTTCGATACCTGACGGCGACGGATAAACTGTACAAAGGCGCGACGGTGTATTACCTCGAGGAGGAGATGCAGGGCGTGTTCTACGAGAGTCTCCTCGAACACTATCCGGAGACGACCTTGGAAGATCTGGAAATTAAGGAGGTCGAGGAACGGTTGTTCGTGCACCTCGGTGACGTGGACGTCGCGGACGATCGAAGCGACGTGTGGACGCCGGATGACAGCGGGGAGGACACGTCCCTCTCGGGCTTTATCGTGTCCGATCACGACTCAGAGGGCGAACGGGTTCCGGAGAATGCGGTCGCGATCGACAGGGAGTGGGACGCGTGGGAACCCTCGAGTTCGGGTGCGCGTTCTTTCAAAGACGTGGTGGATCATTTATCACAAAAGTATGGGAGTATATAATTTTTCTTCCCCCCTCGCGCTCGCCTCCCTGTACCCCAGCGTTCGCATGAGTTCACTCAAATCGTGCTCGCTAACTCCACACTGCTTCATGTTCACCGGAACCCACTCCATCTGAATCACCGGTTTATATTTTTCCAACGTTTTTCGACCACCCTCGAGGACGTGGAACTCCCACCCCTCGGTGTCGATCTTCATGAAATGGAGGGGTCTGTCGACGTCGTGAAAGAATTCATCGAGGGTTCTCGTTTGAATCTCCACCGGCACCACGTCGTCGAAGCGCATGGGCGTTCCCCCGAGGGTGTGTAGACCGTTGTGCCCGGCCGAGGTGTTCAGGACGCTCGAACCGGAGACGTTCGACAGGGCCACCTCAAAGGTTGAAACGTTTTTCAAACCATTCAATTCAATGTTGTCCAACAGACACTTGTAACTCTTCTTGAATGGTTCGAAAGAATAAAAGGTTGACTTTGGGAGGTACTTGGCCAAGAGGGTGTAACTCCCGGACTGCGCGCCGACGTCCGCGATGTTGAACCCCCCCTCCGGATCGATCTGTGAGAAGAATTGGTGAATCGACGTCGTCTCCCACATCGTCATGTCGGGTTGGAACGTGTACGGGGTCACCTCGGTCGTCTCCCGGGTGACTTTGATCGGCCACCTCTTATCGTTGAAATAAAAGTATTCCATTTGTATAATTCAAATGTATCTTTTAATAGTCAATTTGCAAATTCGGGTCACGTGCGTTGACTGACGATGCGCGTGATCTGGGAAAAAAACAATTCATCCCAACTTGTACCGAAAAAATGTTGGCAGCTCAAATTTGGTCAGACCTCGAAAAACTTAAAAAGCCAACTGTGACTATGAAACAGAAATTAAACAACACCAATGAATGTCCGAGGTGTCCTCCGGGGCACTACAAGATATTTTGTGACGGAATGCCCACGTGCACGAACTGTGGACTCGTGGAGTCGTCGTACGTGAGCGACACACCGGAGTGGACGTCGGGCGCCCAAGACGGCGTGGCGAAGGATCCGGCGAGGTGTGGAAACCCGAACGCCGATCCGGAGTTGTTCTCGCAAAACTGGGGGAAGAGCACGACCATAGGAACGAACCGCGGGTCGTCGTACCAACAGAGGAGGATGGGTAAGATTTCCTTCCACATGTCGATGAACCACAAAGATCGCTCCCTCTTCCACGCCTATCGAGACATCGACGAGGCGTGTCCGAGCATTCAGGACACCGTCCTCCGAGACGCGAAGATCATGTACAGAAAATTCAACTCCGTCAAGTTGACTCGTGGCGCCGTTCGCACCGGCATCAAGGCGAACGCGGTCCTCCAGGCGTGTCGAATGTCCAACAATCCACGGACACCGGAGGAAATCGCGACTATGTTCAACATAAAGGTGAAAGACATCTCGAGGACGGCGCAGATGTTCCGGGACACCCTCAAAGACGTCCTCTCGAAGGAGAGTCAGCCGACGCAGAGGGCGGTGACGAGACCGTCCGATTTGGTGTGTCGAATGTTGAACGATTTCGACGTGTCCCGGGAGGAGAGAATTCGGTGCACGAACGTGTCTCGCTCCGTGGAGACGTGCGTGGCGCTCATGAGCAAAACCCCGAAGTGCATCGCCACGGCGTGCATCTATTACGTCCTCAAGGACAGGTTAAGCAAACAGGACGTGTGTGGGGTGTGTAAGATTTCTGTTCCCACTCTGAATAAAATCGAACCGGTGATATCCAAACACTTAGAGACTGTGAACTAACATTTTGTAATGAAACTCTTCCTCGCCACCCCTTGTTATGGAGGATTATGTCTGAAACAATACATGGCTTCCGTCATAAAACTCCAACTTTTGTTGATTCGTCACGGCATCCAATTGTTCATCGACACCACCGAGAACGAATCCCTCGTCCACCGGGCGCGAAACGTCGCCGTCGGTCGTTTCATGCAGGAGACGGACGCGGACCTCTTTCTGTTCATCGACGCCGACGTGGATTTCGATCCGGAGAGCGTCCTGCGCCTCGTCAAGGGTGATCACGACGTGTCGTGCGCCTGTTACCCGAAAAAGTGCATCATGTGGGACCAAGTGGCGAAGGCTATCGAGGCCGGTGACGACAGGAATCCGAACATGCTCGCGTCGAGTTTGGTGTTGAATTTCGGCGCCAAGAGTCGTCCGGTGCAAAACGGTTTCATCGAGATCCTCGACGGACCGACGGGCTTCATGATGATCAAGCGCTCGGTGTTCACCCGCATGGAGGAAAAATTCCCGGAACTGTGGTGCCAAAACGACCACCAAAACCGGACGTTTGATCGATATCACGCGTGCTTTGACTGCATGATCGACCCGGACACGAAGCGATATCTCTCCGAGGATTACGCCTTTTGCCGGAGATGGCAACAAATGGATGGACGCATATTCGCGGACGTGCACACGAGTTTGGGTCACGTCGGTAATTTGCCATTCTCCGGATGTCTCAACGATAGACTTAAAATCATGAGTGCATAAAATTGTAAATGAGGTTCAACACCCTTATCGTCACCCGATCCGAGGCATGTCACGTCAAGACCCTTCACACGATTCTCCGGTTCAACCTGAACTGCGTCCGGAACGGTCACCACAATGATATCTTATTCGTGAACGACGACCCGTACGAGAAACAGGAGGCCATCCAACAGTGCATGAAGAAAGACATCGACCGCATCTTCTTCGTCGATTTCGGAATCCACATGGATCAGGACTCCATCGAGCAGTGCCTGTTGCCACACGAGGGGTGTCACCTCCTCGTCTTCCCCGGCGTGCTCCCTGGGGTGGATTGGGAACAATTCAAAGAAAAGGTCCTGGGCAAAGTGGACGAACCCAAAGAACAGTACGGGTTGAATTTCGACACCGCCGTCACGTCCCAAAAATTGTCGGAAAACATTCACGGCGTGCACTCGACCTCGGCGCGCGCGTGGCTCATGATGGTGAAACCGGTTAAGAAGAAAATCGATAAAGTATACGCCAAGGACATGCTCCAAAAGATGAAAGAATCCGGGGTGAAAATGTACGCATACACCGCGGCGAAATTGACCATGACCTACGCCCACGAGTGCGTGAGTAACATTTTGAACGCCGCCGGTGTGAAAGCGACCGCGTAGAGTTTAAAGACGTCACTTGTTATTTCACCATGTCACGAGAAGTCATAGACTACGTCAAGCGCGTCTTCGGCGTGCGCGACGATCGTTTCCCCGGATGTCAACCCGTGTCGATCGAGTTTAAACATTTCCCGACCCTGAAGGCGAACGATTACGTCGTGTGCGAGAAGACGGACGGCGTGAGGCACTTCCTCGTTTTCACAACCGTTGGTGGTCGACAGATCTCAGCCCTCGTCGACAGGTCTTTCCGAGTCACACCTGTGCCCCTGAACGCTCGCAAGCAGGCGTACGAGGGAACGATCCTCGACGGTGAGTTGTACGAGAAGACCTTCCTCGTGTACGACGCGATCATGGTCGAGGCGTGTCCGGTGGGAGGGTGGAATTTCCTCGAGAGGTTGGATTCCATCCAAAAATTTGCCAAAACCCTAGTCACGATGAAATTCGATCCCTACCGGGTCAGGGTGAAGACGTTCCACGCCATCAACGATTTTCAATCCTTCATGGACGACTACCTTCCGACCGTGAAGGAAAAAGTCGACGGTCTCGTGTTCACACCGGTGAACTGTCCGGTGAAGATGGGAACGCACGAGGAGATGTTCAAGTGGAAGCCGAAAGAAAAAAACACCGTGGATTTCCAACTCAAATGGGACGCCAACCGGAGCCTGTGGAGGCTGTACGTACAGGAGAAGGGGAGGTTGGTGTACGAGACCGATAGTCGAGAGAATCACCCGTGGTTCAGGGATGACATGATAGTGGAGTGTCAATACATGACGGAGGACGTTCCGATGTGGTGGAGGGTGACGAACGTGCGCACCGATAAGACGTACCCGAACAATCGGCGGACGTTTTACCGCACCCTGGTGAACATCAAGGAAGACATAAAGATGAAAGACTTTTTAAGTGTAATATGAGGGGTATACGAAATTTAGGAAACACGTGTCACTTTTCGAGCGCGATCCAGTGTCTCCTCGCCCTGCCCCTCCCCACCAGGTACGACGGAGAGTGCGCGTTCACCCGTTCGTGGGTCGATTTCGTCCGCAGGCACGCGGAGGGTGGGGACGCCCTCGATCCGGAGCCCCTCTTCAGGGAGTTCCAGAAACACTTCCCACGCATCGATGAATTCGAGGAGAACGATCTCCAGGAGACCCTCCTCCTCGTGGTTGATATATTGGAGAAACAGTTTCCGTTGAGGGAGATGTTTTACGGAACGAAGATTCAGGAGACGGTGTATCCGGGTGGAACAAACACACTCGAAGACGCCTTCAGCGTGCTCATCCTTCCCATGGCGGCAGGAGGGGACATGGGCACCATGATGAAAAAAAGTTGCGAGTGGAGTGTGTTGAGTGATTTTACCGATACAAGCGGTAAAACACACAACGTGGCGACGACGAGGACGATGATAAAGAAATTCCCAAAAGTCGCCATGTTCACCTTCGATCGGAAAGGCACGGTCGTGGCCCCGACCGGTCTCACCACAGATCAGGGTGCGTACACGCTCGTCGCGGCCGGTGCGCACGTCGGCACGCAGGGCGGTGGACATTACGTGTCCCTCGTGCGAGACGGTGAGCAGTGGTATCTGTGCGACGACGAGAGGGTCGCACCGGTGACGTTTGAATCGCGATTCGAGTACTCCCTCCTCGTGTACTTAAAAATTTAACGCGCATGTTTTGTAAGAAAATGTTCGACACCCAAGCGATTGCGGACAAGGTGTGGGATCTCCTGGAGACTCACAAGAACACACCGCACGTCGAGTTCGAATTCCGGTTCGGGAGGTACAATGGAAAGTTTTTCGACACAAACGTGGGCAAGGACAAGTGGGACGGCGTGATGGCCGGTCTCGTGCAGTACCAAGGCTGGGAGAACGATTTTCTCACCATGACCGACTGCTACTACAACGACGCGGAGGGCGTCCGATTGAGCGTCGATGGGAACACGGGACAACAGACCACGGTGAGGAAGCAATTAGTTCACAACGAGGATTTCTTCGAACCGTCCACCGTCCTCGACCTCCGGTGTAGCGTCTCCGTGGAGACACCGGTGGAGGGGCAATACGAGATGGACCGGAAAGTTTCCAAACAGAGACGAACGTTTGTGCGAAAAAATCTAAAGATAGACATGACGATGGTCTCCGGTGCGTGTCAAGATTTAGACGCGGAGGACCCTTGGGTGTATCAGATAGAGTTGGAGATATGTCGTCCCAGTGTCGTAGAGACCCAAGAGGAACTCTTCAACATCTGTCACAAGGTGAACGACGTTTTGAAAATAATTTCTGTGTAATAATTATAACAACCAATGGTCTCCACCAGATCCCAAAAGCGAAAGACCCGTTCTGGGAAAACACTCTCCTCCACTAGGGAAGGTCGTGTGAACAAGACGCTCACGACCCCGCGACGCGGACGCAGTAAGATTCCCACCGCGAAGCAGGTGGAAAACGCTCTCAACGGTGTGAACAACAATGCGGCCACGCCGGCGCAAATGAACAACCTCATCACGGAAGTGGCGTCGAACAATGTGAACCTTGCAAACAATTTGAAGAAGGCTGCAAATAAGTTGAACAAGCCGGTGAACAGACCCCCGAACCGGACCGTGTTGAGAAAATTACGGAAAACGTTGACCGCGCCGCCGGATGACTTGAAACGCTTGCGCGTCAGAATCGCGAAGCGCCTCGGTGCAGTGGAACCCAACCGGAACGTTCGCATGGGTGTCCTCAAGCGCGTGAATAAGAAGATTTCCGAATTGCGCAAGATCGTTAACAAGGCCGAGGCCGGTAACACGTGGCTCCGACGTCGCGCGGCCGCCAAGCGTCGAACGACCCCCGGTAAGTACACCTTGGAGTATTTGAACACCTTCCGGATCGGTAAGAAGCGATGCATGCACTACTCTAAGGCGCAACTCATGAACTTTGCCAACACCACCAACAAGAAGATGACGAAGGCGCAGTTGTGCAAAATCATCAAGGAGAAGAACGCCGCCCCGCAAGCGACCGTGGTCACCCCGAAGATTGCGAACAAGAACCGCACGTGCCAGCGCATGAAATTAGCGCAACTCAAAAACATTGCCGGTGCCAATGCCAACACCATCGCCGGTCGAGTCACGAAGCGCAAGTTGTGTGAAGTCATCAACGCCAAGAACATGGCCAACAACCGAGGTGGTAAGCGCCGAGCCACCCGGAACTAATTAAATCTGACCTTATATAAATGTGGTGGCTCCTTCTCCTTATTGTCGTGTTCCTCACGTGGGACTCTCACCGGAAGCCCCCCAACACGATCGTGGAGCAAATGAAGACCGACGGCCTCCCACAGGAGAGGATACGTCGGTACCAGGCACTCGATGACTACTTGCATCACCTGCACAGAGTGTCCGTGGAGACGGGCGTGTCACATCTCGGCAAAGCCCAACAGGTATCCCTCGCCATCAAGGAGGAGTTCCCGAGATATAATTTCCCCGAACACGCGTTGATATTAAAACATATTTCTAAAGTTGTTAATGGCCACAAGGGTGCACATGATCTGTAACCGGTGAGAGGCGTATTCCATTTGCTCGTAATTTTCCAAACAAAACATGATGAGACCATGATCGTTCGTCTCACGATGTTCTTCGAGGTATTTCCGGGGATCATCCGCGATGTAGAATCCGGGGGTGAACATGTACCTTTGCTCCAGGCGTGACATCTTCCCCTCGCCCTTGGCCCTCCCGCGCTTGATGTACATGATGACTGAGTTTATGATGCATTCGTACAAAAGGTGGAGGTTATCTTCCTCCTCTACGTCTACGGTATCTACGACTATTCCCGTGCCCTCGTGACGGGCGCACATGTCCGACAATCGTTCGCGGATGAATCTTTTCACGAACCGGAGGGTTTTCATCGCTTGTTGAAAACATTATTCAACGTTTTAAGTAAACTCTCGTACGTTCCTTTTCTATCCCTCTTCACCTTGGCCACGTACGCGCGCATCACCGACCGGTGTTTATTCACCGGTGCGCGGGTGAGGAGATTTTTCACCTTTTCGACATCCCTCGGAAAGTCAATCACCGTGTACAGTTCGTACCGTCGTAACCAATTCGCACCGAACATGCCCTTGAGATCATTCGCCACCGAGTTCCCCTTCGATTGTATCAGTTTGATGATGTTCGCCTTCACGATGTGCTTCGGGAGTGTCACCCCAGCCTTTTTGGCGTGGGCGATCAGTTCTTGTTTCGTCATGTTCTGCAAATTTTTAGATCGTGGAGCCACCGCCACCGTCGCCTTAGCCTTGGACGACGAACGCGCGGTCGGGGTGTACTGACCCTTCACGGAGACCGCACCCACGCCGTCCAGCGCCTGCATCAATGACTTCCCCACGGTGTACGCCCTCTGGATGCTCACGCTTGATTTGTACCCGAACAGTTGCACGAGACCGCTGAACCAAATTTGGAACGAGTGTCCACCGTAGGACAACTTGATGAAATTTTGCTTAATCTCCGGTTCGTACGAGTACGAGATTCTCTTCTGAAGCAACGCCTTCTTCGTGGTGTCCGGCCTCAACACCCCGTTGATCCTAAATTGCGCGTTCAAGTTGTTGATCTCCACCCGACGGTGGGGTGTGGTCTTCACGTAGTACTTCAATATGTGATCCCTCAGATCCTTGATGAATTTCGCGCTCGTGCCGAGGAGGCTACCGGTGAGGCGAATCGTCCCGTTCTTAAAGACGTACACGTCCACCTTCTTCTTGTCAGACGGCTTGTACATCGCCTCGCACGTCATCTTCGCCACGTGGGTTGCACCGGGCATGCACCTGAACTTTGAATCGCACGTCTGCACCTTTTTGATTCGAAAGAAGAATTCCGGACCGTCGCTCGTCTTGACGAGACGCGTGGAGTTTTGGGGGATGTTGATCTTTCGCACGTTCACGGTCGTGGGTGTCACCGGTTTGGACACCGCGTTGAACAGTTTGTACTCCAGGCGTGAGAACACGAGGGAGGTGCTCTTGGGATTCGGTGACGAGATCTTCCTCACCGGTGACGCCTTCTCGGCGGATCGAATGCGCGCCGTCTTCTTTGTGGGTCTCGCCGGTGACACGGACACGGCGCGTCGCCTCACCGGACGCGGGGGGCTGTCCATGCGTGGCCGAGTGTCGTCCCTCACGACTCGCACGTTGGAGTTGGCGAGGAATTTTTTCAGGTTTGCGGGGGCACCTCTACTCATAGTATACTACAACATTATTGTTCTACGACGTCCACACCGAAAATGAAAGGTTGCATGGGTTCCAACTTCCCCCTGTATTCCAGGGACGCCACCCTCACCTCGAGATCCCTCGACGAGAACGGTCCAGCGTACGCGTCTTCGTTGAATTTCGGTCGACCGAGGTTGTTCGCTTGACAGTGCGTCTGGTACAGCGCGACGAACTCTCGCTGAGGGATGTACAGTTCCTTCCCGTATTTCACTTGTGGCTGTTCCAGGAAGTTCGTCAACACGGAGGCCACCATCGCAACCTTCTTCTGAATCTCCTTAAAGTACGACGGCACCACGTTCCAAATGTCCTTACTGCTGTACATTCGCGAATACTCGATGTACGCTCGCACACACTTGAGGAGGATGGCCGGTAACTCCTCGTTTAGTTTTTCGTCCAGGTGTGGATCGGCGTCCTTGACTTGTTTAGAGAAATTGAATGGTAAAATACGTCTCAGGATGGACCCACTGTTGTCCTTCCAACCCGGCACCTCGTTCCCACCCAAACACCCCGGCGTCTTCCACTCCATGCTCCTCGCCGAGGCGTGCTTCACCGCGATCGATACGTCCTCACCGGAGACGAGCGATTGGAACTCCGCCTGTTCTAAAGCCAAGTCACCCTTCACTTCGGGTGCGATGAACATCAGGGAATCGCAAATGCTCGAGAGTCCGAATTTAGACTCGATGTTGTTCGACAGGGTCTTGACGTCCTCGCTCTCGTACCATTTCTTGAACACCTTGGTGATGATTGTGGATTTACCGGATCGCGCGACACCCTTCAGGAACGGAATGCACTGCCACCCGTCCAGGTCACCCACCTCGTAGCACAGTCGACCACCCATCACGTACATCCACCGACACACGTCCTCTTCGAATCCCTGATAGTCGAGGATGCTCTGAAAGTGTGGGGTTGGGATGTCGTAGAAATCGGCGACGTGACTGTAATCCTCAAACTGTTGGTCAAAGTATTTACAACTCACCTTCGTGGGATCCAGGCACATGAATTCCTTGCTCTCGTAGGGATAAAATTTGCAATCGTACACCCCCTGCTCCGGACACCACACCTTCCCCAGGAAGACCCCGTTCCGGAAACTCCACATGTGCCTGTCCTTGACAATTTCAGGAAACTGCGAATCGATGCACGAGGAGAGGTGCTTGATGACGTCGTCTATGCCTCGACCCTTGCCGGTGATGTCCTTCCAAAATTCAAAATTCACGTCTTTGTCGGCGTACTCGTGGACGAACGCCTTGATGGTGTGGGTGGATTTCCACGCCCGCGTGTAGTGTCCCTCGCTCTTCCTCTGGACCATGCAATTCTCCTTGTATCGGCGCATCTCCTTGGTGTACAATTCATTCAGGCAGGCCACGATCGCCCTCTGGTGGGGATTGCACTCTCCCAACTTGACCTCGTCCATTGGGTTGGCGTCGAAATATTCCGGATCGGCGTTGAATTTATCAGGCTGACTCCGTGGGTCGGACACGCGCTTGACGGCTTTGTGGTAGAACCGGACGTTCTTGAACCCCTCGTCCACCTGTTTGATCAGTCGACACAACCTTTCACCGATCGTCAGCTCGACCTTTTCGTCCAGGAAAGACACGATGTCGAGCGCCTTCGCCCGCGCGGCCAGGCTCTTCAGGTACCGCATTTCCAGGTCCCGGTTGTTATCGACGACGCTCATCTTAATGTCCAGGGGAAACCCGTCCTCCCCCCTCTGTTCCGGTTTGAAGAACTGGGAGTGCCCGAGGCGCGACACGGCGATCGGGTTGTTCATCTCGGCGGACAGATACCATTTCTTCTCCATTCCGGTGACGACATGAATCACTTTTTCAGCGTCGAGAGCCTGGATGTTATTATATTTCCTCTGAATGTCAGACTCTCCACGATCCGGATCTTTGTCGATAAAGTGTGTCGGCGCCACCATGATTTTTCTTGATTTGTAAACGACCCGTACCTTTATTTGAGATTTTTTTAGTTTGCCCCCACATTTTTCAGGGCGGTGAAAATTTTAATAAGGATCCTATTTTGAGATTCGATTTGATTGCCAATATTTACCAGGGCGGAGCACACGGTGTCCCCATCCGGAGTCGCCAGGACGGACGCCAACATCTCACCGAGTTCTTGGATCGGATCCTCGAACGGGGCGAGTCCGCCTTCGCTGTCGCCGTCGCTGTCGTCCTCGACGATTTCCCCCTCCTCGATTTCATCGTCGTCCGTCTCGAAGTCGTCCTCGTCTTCTTCATCAGCGATGCGTGCACCCTTTTCGTCGACCACAATCGTCATTATATCATGGGCTGAGAAAACTCCAGCACAGAAATCACGCGGTCACCGGTGCGCGAACCTCAGGTGAAATTTTTTTCTCTGCGTATAGTACAACAACACATCAACATGGCTGGCGGTCTCATGCAACTCGTAGCCTACGGAGCTCAGGACACGTACTTGACGGCGTCGCCGAAGGTGACTTTTTTCAACGCGGTCTATCGACGACACACCAACTTCGCCATGGAGGTCATCGAGCAAACCGTCAACGGTACGCCGGCCAACAATGGTCGCGTCAGTGTCACTATTGCGCGCAACGGTGACTTGATCTCTGACATGTATGTGGAGATGGTTGCCGCCAACCTCAACTCCTCCTCTGTTGCGGGCTTGGGCACGGCGTGGGCCGCCGAGCGCGCGATCAAGGACGTCGAACTTTCCATCGGCGGCCAGCGCATTGACAAGTGCTACCAAAAGTGGTGGCGTTTGTACTCTGAGTTGTACCTCGACTCCTCCAAGAAGGCGACTTGGGGTAAGATGACGTCCGGTGACAGTGACGCCATCTATTTGCCGTTGATCTTCTTCTTCAACCGCAACCCTGGCTTGGCGCTTCCGCTTATTGCCTTGCAATACCACGAGGTCCGCCTTGACTTCGACCTCTCGTCTGAGTTCTCCGGATACACTGACGGGTCTACTTTCAAGGTGTGGGGTAACTACATTTATCTTGACACCGAAGAACGCCGTCGCTTCTCCCAAAAGGCGCACGAGTACCTCATCGAGCAAACGCAACACACCGGTACCGACACCGTGACGCAAAACGGTACCAAGCAAGTCAGGCTTAGCTACAATCACCCGGTCAAGGAATTGGTCTGGTGCTTCAACGACGGTGCCGTCGCCAACGCGTCCGCGTGGAACTTCACCTCCAACTCCGACAACGATTCCGTCGTCCTCACGACCGACCCGTCCGCCATCGCGGCCTCCAATGCCTTTGTCCCGATCGAACAAGTCGGTGCCCCGCTCTACGCCGTCGGTACCGGTGGCTCCGGTCAACGCTGGATTGAGGAAGGTACGGCCGGTTCGTACGGTCCGCTCTCCGAATTCAAGCTTGTGCTCAATGGCCAGGATCGTGCCAAGGCGCAAGACGGCAAGTTCTACAACCAAGTCATGCCGTACATGCACCACACCGGCTCCCCGTACCCGGGTATCTACTGCTACTCCTTCGCCCTTCGACCGGAAGAGCACCAACCGACCGGTACGTGCAACTTCTCGCGCATCGATAACGCGCAAGTGTCCGTTACGCTTAAGGACACGGCGAAGACGACGATGCACTTGTTTGCCACGAACTACAACGTCCTCCGTGTCCAAAGCGGTATGGGTGGCCTCGCCTTCTCGAACTAAGTTCGTGTATTAACCAATTAAAAATAAAAACATTAATTTTGATTTTCGTGTAATTAAAAATAAAAATCAAAATTGATTGTAGATGATCGTCGTCGCCGTGATCGGTGTTCCCGGCACGGGTAAATCGACACTCATCAGGCGATGGATGCGGTTGAGAAATTGGGCGTGCGAAACGCCCGTCGAATTAGTTGACTCGCACGTCGATGGGAATGGAATCAGAGTTCTCGGTAAATACGAACAGGATCAGGTGTTTTGTGGAACAGATCGATTATCGATGGCGGTGCAACCAAAGGTAGTTAAATACTTGTCTGATAATAATGATCGCGTTGTGGTGTTCGAAGGAGAACGTTTGACATCCGTGAAATTTTTTCGAACGGCAGTCGAACTCGGTCACCGCCTTCACATAATTGAATTGACAACTTCGTCCGAGGAACTTTGCGACCGATACGTGAAGCGGGGTTCTAATCAATCTCCATCGTTTATCAAAGGGTGTGCAACAAAGATAGAAAACGTGAAGGCGGAATTCAAAGTTGAGACGTTCGATCACACCGAAGATTACCAAACGGTTTTGATTGCCGATCACATTGAAAGGATAATTACTAAAACGCGTCCGGTTCGCGTGTGCGTGAAATGTGACGTCGAAAAATCCATCGAAGACTTTCCGAAACACAAAACATCGGAGGGTGGACGACTTCACACGTGCAAAAAATGTCGTCACGAGTACATAAAATTATACCGTGCACGCAACGGTGACAAGATCAACGCGACTCGACGAAAAACCTATCAAAATAAGAAGAAGGAAACCGCGCGAACGGGGGCACCGCCAGCATCGTCAGAGTTGCTAGGCTTATTGAAATCTTTGCGTGAATTCAAATTCAGAAAATCTAAGAGAAGACCATCGCTCTTGCAACCCGGTGAGACCCACTTTGAATACGTGACCTTGGGTCTCATCAATAACAGGAAAAGTACGATGCGAATGTACAACTTACCGAAACAAGATCTATCGAGGAAAACGAAAATACCGAGATACCACCGATTGTACACCGAGGCGAAAGAACTGATGCACACGCAGGATCCGGGTTTCAAATTCACGTCGATCGTGATTAATAAAAATCACATGGCACGCCTGCACAAAGACAAAAATAACATCGGCGAGAGTTACATCATCGCTCTGGGGGACTACACCGGTGGAGAGTTGCGAGTGTGGAATACAGACAAAACCGCCTTCGCAGATCACGACATTAAAAATAAATGGCTCCGATTCAACGGTGCAGAGCATTTTCACGAGACCCTCCCTTTCGAGGGTGAACGGTACTCCATCGTGTATTACACGGTTTGATTGTTTTCATATTAAGATGATTGAGACATGTTAATATGTAAATGGAAATGGAAATGTATTGTGTTTATTGATCTTCGAGGGCGCAACACTTTAATTCGTAAATTCCACTGTGAGCGTTGTCACCGGCGGCGGCACCTGGAATGTCATCGACAGTCTTGATGGAGGTCAACACCTTCGGCCAGCAGATTGCTTCATCGAGGTGGGTTCCAGCGTGCAGGCCCTGGTCGGCCGGTCGGTCCCTGTTAGAACGTCGCCACGACCTCTTCGTCTGACACGAATCTTTGTTTACCTTGGCCGTGCTGCAAGTGTAGTTCGTCTTCATCTTATTTCCAACTTTTTCAAATTCGTATCCCTGAATCGGTGATGTTCCACAGTTCATGTCCATGAGACTCTTCCACGGCGTTTGCCATTGCGAACCCTCATTCGTTGGTACATCGACGGTTGGTGTGGACTTTTTCTTACCACCGGGTGGACTGATATTTTGGGTACACCCCGATTCGAAATAAAAATTACCGTTCGTGAGCCACTTCCCCTGCGCTGAATTATAGTAGTGGTGTCTGTGATTGCGTGTGTGGTGAATGCCCCCCTGATCACCGCAAATGGCACCGGTGCCGTCGATACCGTCAACTTCTCGTTTCGCCCAATTGTGGGTCCACGTTGGGGTCATGATTGATTTTCTGATCTTGTACCGGGCGAAAAGATAATCCTCCACCTGGATGATTTCCTGGGTGGTGAGTTCGCGATCGTAGAAGAGAACCTCCGCCACCGCCCAAATCGATTTCTCACCGTGACCACCCCATCCACTTGCACGAGCCTGACCGTAATTGATAGTCATCTGTGTTGGTGTGATGGCGGAATGGTTCGTAAGACCACTGCGTTGCATGCCCTGGAATCGGTAGAGGTGCTTTTGATCGGTGTTAACGGTAAAGACGTCCTGCCAGTTCGGGCTTCCCCACTCCGGTCGATGCCAATGCGCGATGGAACCCGTGCCATCTCGGTGCGCCATGGCAACGTGACCAGCATGGGAACCGGACAGGAAATTATTGTCCAGGCCGTCGAAGATGCGTCCGTGACCGGGGGTGTGGTAATTTGGTGGGATGATGTCAGTGTTGTAGCGACTGACGTGGAACATTGTAAATTTCTTCCCACGCGTGAGCACTTCTTGTGGGAACCGGAGACCATCTTCGAGACCACCGATGACGTACGTGACGTCGTTGGATGTCTCGTCACCTTCGACCTTTTCAGGTTCGCCGAGGATTTCGGTGACGTTATTATTTTTACCCGACTTGTCATCCCATCGGAGTTCGTCTTCATTCCAGGATTCGCCATCGAACCAACCGACCAAACCGGAAATACTCTTGGGGTCGAAATCTGCCTTATCTTCATCCACCTCAACGGTGGCCACCTCGTCGTTTTCCGCCTGTTCCGGGGCGTTTTCATCCTCTTCCTGACCTTGGGCGACGGCACCGGTTGGGTCCGCGCCTAGATCTTCAGGTTCGACATCGGGTAAGACCGCGGGGGCTGGTGCAGGCCCTTCTGATGACATAAAGAAATAGCCGACGATGAGCACGGCGACTAAGACGACTATCGCACCGATAATCGCAATCATGTATACAAAGTGTCAAGATTTTTATTCATCGTCGAGGGCACAACATTTGAATTTATATTTCGGTTTCCCCCCCTCTTCTGTGTATTTGAACTGGGACATCACCTTACCGTGACCACAGTCGGCGATCCGTCCGTGGAGAGCTTCGTTCAAACCGGCGTCGGCGCCGACCTCCACCTCGTGGGACGTACACGAGCGTTTGTTGACCGCTGCGTTGTGACATTTATAATTCAAACGTAACCTCGTCCCGTCGTTCGTTCCCTCGAAGGAGTATCCACCGATCCCCCGACCGTTGCAATCCATGTCCATGAGACCTTTGTACGCGTTTTTCCAATCTGAAATTTCAAAGTACTTGGTTTGTTTGGTGTCGAAACCACCATCGAGACCCTGGATGCATCCACTGTCGAAGTGTCTCCGTTGAATCATTTGACCACGCCGACCGTGTTGGAGGAGTCTGTTGAAGGACATCGCCCCCTGCTCACCACAATCGGCGCCCATGTATTCCATGTTTTTCAAATTCGTGCCATCCCTCCAAAAGTTGAGCATGTGCATTCGCGTTCTCGCAGATTTCATGATTCGGTATTTCTTCAGGAGGTAGTTTTCAACCTTCATGTATTCGTCCGTGCCGAGTTCCCGGTCGTACACGATGACCTCCGCCACTGCCCAGTCACTGCGTTCATTTTGTGCCTGACCGTCGTTGATGGTGAGTTGCCCTGGAATGAGTCCCGACTGATTCGTAAGACCGGACCTCGTCAAACCGTTGTAACGGAGGAGATTCTTTTGATCGGTGTGTACGATGAAATCTTCGTAATTTTGTGGTCTCATCCAGTGCGCGATGTGACCCGAACCGTCGCGGTGCGCGGTGCCCACGTGTCCACCGTGGAATCCGCTGATGAAATTCATGTCGATGCCGTCGAAGATGCGGGCGCGTCTGCTTCCGTTGTAACGCGCGACGTGGAAGAGGGTGTATTTACGACCTGTGGAGAGCACGGGAACCGGAAATTTCATACCCGCACCGGTGCCACCAAAAATGTATTTCTGGTTGTTCGAGGAATCATCGGAGGTGACATCGATGGATCCCTTGATCTCCGTGACGTCGTTCTTCGCCTCGGATTTGTCCGTCCAGACCTCGTTTTCCTCGTCCCAGGAGTCTCCGGTGTACCATCCGGTGAGACCCTTGATTTTACTGGGATCATCGACGCTCGGGGCGTCCTCCGCCACCTCCTCTTTCACGGTAGTGTCCTCCTCGTTGGACACGTCATCTTCTGACACCTCCACGGTTTCACTCGGATTTTCATTCACCGCACCGGCGTCTTCTTCTGGACCCGGACCGATTTGGTCGTCTCCCTGGAGCACAAAAAACAGGATGACACCGATGACTAAAAGTATCACGATCCCGATCACTGCAAGATTCATTTACATTAGGCATATATATTTTTTGATAAAGGGAAGACTCGAGATCTCGAAAAGAAGGATGAACGTGTACACCGATGGAAGCGCGTTGGGTAACCCTGGCCCCGGGGGGTGGGCGTGCGTCGGCCCCGGGTTCGAACTTGTCGGGGGTGCGAAGCGCACGACGAACAACATCATGGAGATGACCGCCGTGGCCGAGGCCCTGGAAAAGTGCGTTGAATTGGGTGTCGACGACGTGACCGTGTACACCGACTCCATGTACGTTCGGAACGGCATCACGAAATGGATACACGCGTGGAAACAAAACAAGTGGAAGACGTCGAAAAACGAACCGGTGAAGAATAGGGAATTGTGGGAGAGAATCGACCTCCTTCGGGACAGCCTAAAGAGTGTGGAGTGGCGATGGGTGAAGGCGCACAACGGCCACCCCATGAACGAAAAGGTTGACACTCTGGCGAGAAACAAGGCGACTGAGATTAAAAATATGGACATGTAACATGAGCGAAAACTGGGACCACCGGTCCGAGGATCTCCTGAAGGAGTGGAAACAAAAGGCCTCGGGGTATCGTTGGCTCCACACGCACGCCCGCATTCACTACAAGAGCGTCTCCGACTGGATGTCCTACCCGTCGATCATCATAGCCTCGATCACGGGGGTTGGTGGATTCGCCGTAATAAATCCCACGAGTACCGAGGAAGTTCCCGAACACGCGCGTTTTTTCCAAGTCGTCTTCGCGACCCTGAACGTCTTGGGGGGTGTTTTGAACAGCATTGGCAAATTCAGTCAGAGCGCGTCTCTGGCTGAGAAACACAGTGAGATGAGCACGGCGTGGTCGAAATTGTACAGGGCGATCGACATGGAACTCTCCCTCGACCCGAAGCACCGGGAGAAGGACAACATCACCGATCTCGTTCGTCAGTTTCGTCAGGAATACGACAGATTATTGGAGGAGGCCCCTGACATACCGTCGTGCAGTATCATCGCGTACCAAAAAAAATTCAAGGACGACGAACGCGCCAAACCGGACGTCGTCAACGGTCTCTCACCGGTGATACGCGTGAAGAGCGAAAACACGCTTCGAGACCTGGTGCAGCGATGGAAATCAAACATCCTCAGTCGCGCGCCATCCGAAGAAGTTTCCGCACACCCAGCACAAGTACTATGACGACCAAGACATCGAAAGTAGTGATTTCGTAACGAAAGACACGAAAAAGTTTATACCACAAGGCGTGACACACGTTTTTCTCACCCCTGTTCCCCCTCACGTCCCGTAAAAACGTCGGACACGTCGTGACGTTTTTCCGGTTCGTGCTCACCGACCCCGACATGGTGGCGTCCTCGTCCGTCCAGAAGGAGTTCTGCACGTCCACGCGTTTCCGGAGACCCCGCACGTGGTTGGTGTCCATGTCGTATTGATAATCGAATTTGTGGCGGAGAATTTTCTCGGCACCCTCCCTCGTGACGAAGTAGGCTGCGGCGGAGGCGGACATTCTCCCCGGCGCCCCGCCACCCCGCGGACAGAGGCCGTCGCAGTGGAGGGAGAGCATGTCCCACCCCCCGGTCTCGGCGATTTTCTGGAGGTCGTCGACGTCCACGAGGGGGAACGCGTCGTCCTCGAGGATGAGGGCGACGCGTCGTGGATCCGTGTCGAGGAACGTTTTGAGGGCGACGAGGTGGGAGTAGGCGCACGCCATGTTGGAGTGGGGCATGAGGCGTCGAGCGTGGCGTGCGAAATGTCGTTCGATGTCTTCCTCGGGGATTTCATCGTGGGTGAACGCTCTGATCCGCACGGGGAGGATGCCCACCTCCCGGAGACTTTTGGACTGTGCGTCGAACCTCGCGCCCTGGGAATCGAGGTTGATGACGTACGTCGTGAAGTGCATCACCACTTTATTTAATGTCAGATATTAACTCTTCCACGTCCCGGTAATACCTCCGGAGATCCTTCATGAACCTTTTGTTGTTCTCGAGGACCTCACACGCCGGTTTATTTTTTAAAATCCACGCCAAGTTCGCCTTGGAATACTTTGTCTCCTTTTGATTCGGGGTGGGTTTCCTCGGTGTGACTTTTTTCACCCGTTTGGACGTCTCCGGAAGGGGTTCGACCCTCCTGGTGTAGGACAAAGCCTGGAGCACGGTGTCCGCGAGGTCATCTTTTTTCTTGGATTTCGTGAACGTCTCTATCCAGTCCGTGTTCACACCACCGGTGTGTATGAAATCCCTGCACCTCTCGATGGCGGTGTTCTTTCGCTTCCTGTACAGGGTTTTCCCCGAACCGGCGACGTCCGGTACTTTGTGTCGAGCGTCGTAGAGGATCGTCTCCGCGTGCGGGCACTTGATGACGAAATAACTCTGGAGAAAGTGCATCACACTCACCATCTTCTTATTCCTATCCGGTTGCTTCTCTATGAGGACGACGTCCGCGGTGAGGACCCACGGGCGTTCGTCCAGATGTTTTCTTAAGGAGACGAACAAACCGTCTCTGTGTTCCGGTGGGACACCGCTAACATCCCACTGTTCTATCCGGTTATCGGACGTTTCGTTGAGTAAACACATGGCGAGATTTCGAATACCGACATCTATACTTAAAATCATTACACAATGATGTCGAGTTGTTCTTTAATTAGATTTATTGTTCCCACCCCCGCCGGCGACGAGGAGGAGGAGCATGAACGCGCAACACATGCACACGGACGCGACGATGGTGGCGATGCCCACGGCGCTCGAGAAAAACTGTTGGAGTTTGTAGGGAATGCTGTTGTTTCGTTTTTCAATGTTCTTCTCGATTTGTTTGGTGGCTTCGGTCACCACCGGATCGGCGAGGATTTGATCGACGATCATGTTCCCCACGGAATCCGCGCTGAGCATGGCGACGATGTCCTGGGACGCGTCAATCTTCCCCCGACCCCCACGACAATCGAAATTCCCCCCGATGATGAGTTCTGAACTCTGGATGTTCACCTGTTCGGACACGATTTCGGACACGGATTCTTGGGTGATGTTGGTTTCTATGACGTTCTCTATGGTGGTGTTCATGTGTTGTTTAATTTGCGCGTCACCGGCGGCGCCCTCGATGTTGAGGGAATCCCCCACGCCCTCCAGGAGATCCATATTCCCCTCCATCGCCTGTTTCAGCATGTCACCGATCTGGCTCTTCATGTCGACCACCGTGGACGTCGCCGATTCGATGGTACTCACGTTTTTACTGCTGATCTTTTGATTCATTATGATATCGCATCCGACCACGTTACCGGCGATGACGATGGTCAACTTTTGAATGTTATTTTGTGACGAAGAAACGGTCGTCCTGTTTTTGACGATTTGGTTCATCACAGATTTGTTCAGTGCATTGATGTTGAGGAACTGCTCAATCTGCTGACGGGGACTTCCACCTCCTCCCATGTTGTGATATGACTAGAAATTTATCGAGAATACTTGACCTTTGTTGCACCCGCTTTGCCCAAGTTTTGTCCAGCCGGGGACATCATGAACACGACGAGGCCGATGAGGGCCACGCAGAGCACGCACCCGATGATGTAGAAGATACCGGTGGAGGATGAGATGATGTTGGAGAGACCCTCACCGATGCTATCGATGATGGAGGCGAAGCCGGTAGCCTTTTGGGATTGCTTCGACTCCCCCTCTTGGGCAATTTTGTTAATGAATTTGTTCTCCATGATCTTTTCGGTGAGCATATCGGTGATGGCGGTGGCCGTCAAACCGGCGACGACGTCCTGGGAGGCGTCGATCGTACCTCGACCTCCACGGCAGTCGAAGGAGCCCCCGATGATGAGTTCGGTGCTCTGAATGTTCACCTGCTCCGCCATCAATTCGGTGATGTTTTCTTCGGTGATGTTCGTTTCGACGATGTTTTGGACCACGCTCTTGATCTCCTGTAAAACGTCCTGTTGAGTCTTTTTACCGGTGAGGGCGGTGATGTCCCCTAACTCTGACAACATTTCCATATTGGCCGTCGCGGATTGATCCAATTGGGAGGAGATCTCCTGCTTCATGTTGACCGCGCTGGAGACCGCCGATTCAACAGTACTCGTGTTGTCCGCCTTAATCTTCTGACCAGTCTTGATGTCACATCCCACCACGCTACCACCGATGACGATGGATAACTTTTGAATGTTCGTCTGGGACGACGCCACCGACGTGCGATTGGTGGTGATGCTGTTGGTGATCGATTTGTTGAGGACGTTGATGTCAAAAAATTGTTCAATCTTCTGACGAGACGATCCACCCATGTTTACTAGGGGTGCAGAAAAATTTCTCAGCGATTAGTAATGAGGTGTCAGTACAAGACCTGTCACGATTGGGTGCGCGACGGCGGGGGTGGATGCTCCGATTGGCAAAAGGAAAGCAAAGCCACGATGGATTTTTTTCAAGACAACGCCATGAGTTCCTACAAAGTCGAGGGTTGCGAAGATCACCTGGTCGAGGCTTTCGAACAAAAAAATCACAAGGGCGACAAGTTCACCATGAAGAGTGGATTCCACGACGTGCCACACAACGATTGGACGAGTTCGATCAAAGTCACCGAGGTCCCCGTGCACGAGGATGGATTGATTTCATTCGACGTGGACGACGAAGACTTGTGCCCGGGTGCGACAAGGAAAAATAAAAAGTCGGGGGGTAAGAAAGTTCGGTGCTACTACAGCGACACGAACGCCGTGGGTGTGCGGAGTTTGTACAACGCCAAGGATGGGAACACCACGATGGAAAATATGTTTCAAGTCCTCATCCAAAAGTTTTGTAAGGGCAAGGTTGGTGACAAGGCCACGAACCCGGTGTGCAAGGCGCCCTACATCACCGCCGAACAGGTGGAGGCGTGGAATAAGAGATACTGCGAGGGTGAGGACTACAACGACAGTTGGTGCAACTGTTACAACATCGTCAACGAACGGTGTGGGGAGTTACCGGATAGCACGGTGTGTAAAAATTCCGAACTCCCCCAAGAATTAGCGAGCGACGACGCCATCGGCAGGGACGGGTACGAACTCCTCGAGAAATACAAGCACTGTCGTCGGGGTGTGTGCCCCGCCACGAGTTGGCGCCCCGAGAACGCACCGGAGTGTCCCACCAAAGTCAACATCTGTGGTAAGGACTGGAATCTCGGCACGGCCTCGAACGGTGACATCGTGCGCCACTGCGTCGTCAACAGTGGAAAGAGTCTGGATGACATCAAGAACATCTTGGAGGGATTCGAACAACCAGGTGAACTCGGCGATTGGACGCTTGAGAAGAAGCCGACGGCGATGGAGAAGGAGGCGTTCGCCTTCGGTCAGGTCGTCGTGAGTTGCTGTCTGTGCATCATCTGCATCGGCGTCGTGGGTATGACGATGAAGAAATAAAATGTGTATATCATAGTAATGGTCGCGTGCACGGCCCAGTTGTACGAGCACCAGAATTACACCGGTAGGGTATGGAAATTAAATAAAACGTATAACAATGTTGAGACAGCGGGTCTTGGTCGGAATTGGGTGTCGTCGTACAAATTGACGGGCGACTGTGACGACAAAATCGTCATGGCGTGTCGACACGATCAAAACCACTCGAATGGTGAAGACTGTTTTTACTTACAGAAGGGTCAAGATAATAACGACATGCATCATCGACGGAAGTACTGGGATAACAATTGGGGAGATGAGATCGATTCCATCGTGTTTAAGGACGTGCCCAAGACGAAAGCCTCATTCAAATACGACATCGATCAGATTCGATACACCCCGGCGGCGCCAGGGGATACGTATTGCGGTGGCTGTCGACTGTGGCCACAGGTGAAGGATAGGAAAGATCCAAAAAAAATAACGAAGCGCGTGTGGCTCGACGACGATCCAGAAAACAAGTCGAGCCAAGGTGTGAACCCGTGTCCGGGGGCGTGGTCGAAATATTTCACCAGTGGAAAGGGGGTGAGATGCTTTTACAAAAACAATGAACAGGCCATGCGCGATTTGCACGCGTCGAAGGATGATCACCCTAAAATCTCTCGCATGTACGACACCATTGTGCGTCAATTCTGTGCTGATCCTGAAAATCTTCTCAAATCCCCGGACGGAACAAATAAATGTCGCGACATTGGGAATAGCAATGACCTTTCGCGTTCTTATTGCAAGAAGGGTGCACGCATTAAACCCAAAGCACTCGGTGGTGATGACGCATGTGATAAGAAACAAATTAACAACGACTCTCTCTGGGAAGAGTTGGCCACTGATTTTTGTAAAGTTAACAAAGGTGATGCGTGGTGTGCATGTCACAACGCCTCTTCCGGTGTGTGCGATGAAGACGAAAGCGCCGCCGGGTGTACGAAAGTCATGGAAGAACACAATGCGATCATCGACTCACTCCCACCCTCGAAAATTGGCACACAGGCCCTGAAGGGTTTGAATGTTCGTAAAAATTGTCGCGCCGGTGTGTGCAATGGAACCGTGTTTCGCCCTTCAAATTTGAACGATTGCGATTTGAACATCGATTTATGCATTCAGGAGGTGAACGTGGCGGGACACGTCGTCGACACCGGTATCAACATGAAGTGCGAGAAGAAAGACATCGAGGAGGGTGGGGGTAAGGGTGAGGTCGACAGGGAGGAAACCGAAACCGAACAACTGGAACGTCTCCGAAAAGAAAACCCGGATTCGTCCGAAGAAGAAATTAAACAGATGGCTAAATTAGAAAATAAGAACAAAAAGAAAAAGAAGAAATCCTCCCCACTCGTGGAGTATTGGCATTTCATCGCCGGTGGTGGGAGTTTTCTGCTCATGTGTTGTTGTATGGTCATCATTCTCCTAGCCCTCGCTTAAAGAACTTTTGGGTTTTTTTTTTCTGTGTAAATGATAAGCGCAAGCGAAAATGGGAGGAGGTGGCGGCGGTGGCGACGGCGGACCGCGTGTACTCTTCGACAAACCCAAGTTGTCCGGTTCAGAAGACCAGTGCAGGATAAAGTTGGGTAACCACGTCGGTGGGTGGGATCACG